CCCGCCACGTTACCGCCTCCAGACGTTATGCTATGATTTATAGCACCTAAATTTTTCGCCTTTTTAACAGCCTCATCTATCATAGACTGGTTAAATTTCAGCTTTCTCATCTGCAGGTATGACCAAAATATCGCAACCGGGATCCTCCTCGAGTGCCCATCGTTTACGGACTGACAGGAACACGACCTGATTATCATCCAACCAGTATCTTGAGCGGGTGATTTTATCGAGCACGACTTTGCTGAGATTATCCACATCACAACGAGATCCCTCGTCTCCCGGAGCGGAGTCCTTCAGCAGGTGACTGTACTTCCCAGTACGATAGTGCGCCTTCGGACGTGGCAGGAACACTAGCTCCACGTGCATCGGCCCCCCAAAATCACCGGGGAAGCTGAAAGGACGCAGAGCGTCATCGAGAGACTTCTTCCACGCTTTCATTTCCCGGCTGTCTGCGTTATACGCAAACCCACGCCCGGCCCTCACAGATACGCGAGGCCGGGCTTGGGGTTTAGGGTTACCCTTGACGAATATATCGATCATGCCAGCGGATCCTCCCCCCGGGCTTCGATCGTCTTCTCGAGGAGGGCGAGCGCCCTCCATGCAACCTTGGCACAATGGAGCATGCCGTCATCATCGAGTTCATCATACTGCATCAAGTGCCTAAGCAGGGACGAGGCTTCATCGGATGACTTCGATCGATCCCAGTGAAGGGGCTGACCGGGATGATGTTGGTCGCTCCCGGCCCGGCTGCATTTAGCAACCTCGCAGAGAGCCTTCGGGAAGTATTGGAACACGCCCTCGAACAGGGGGATCGCTTTACGATTTGCATGCTTATTATCCTGCTTCGGTGGCTTATCGGTGAGGTCTGCTTCCCCGAACGCGATAGGGCCATACGGATCGTTCACTTCAGCCCTCCTTTCCCGTATAGGGCATCGATCACCTTGCCATATTCCTCTCGGAACACGGGCAGGAATGCGTCCTGAGCCATAGCCACCTTCTCAGTGAACTCATCAGGCTCAACCTTGACGATGAGTTGGCGGAACGGAGGGCGAGAGGGTGCATCCTCATCGCGCTCCGGGTTGGGAAGGAAGCTCATGAAATACCACGGCAACCCAGTGACAGCCATCGACCAGTGGACTTGCGCCTTGTATGCAGTAGGAACTCCCCCCTCGAGGAGGTAATCAACATGCTTGGATGCATTGAATGGGCATTTGATCTCGAGTCCTGAGACCCAGTTCCCATCCTCACCCTTGATGAGGCCATCAGGAGAGCACCCAATGATACGATCCTCCCGGGTGACGAAGCCGACCTCCTGAACTTTGACGTTCTGGACACGCTCGAAATGTGCTCGAGCGAATGGCTCCCAATAGTTACCGTGCTCCGTGGCATCGTTACCTTTGAAACCTTGGCTCGCGATCTCACACTCGAGGGCGATCTCCCGGGCGTAGCCTACACGGCTCGCTGAGAGTTTCCCGGTCGAGGTGATAATCTTGCTCGCAGCAGAGGCGGTTGCACAACCGAGACGGGCGCGGAACCACTCCTCGCTGCCTTGCTCGAGATTCTCACGGACGATCATGACTGCACCTCCTCCTCGTTGGATTCGATACGATTGAACGGATCGATGGTGACGGTCTGAGCTTTGGTGACGTTACGCAATTCAGCGAACTCAGTCTTCTCGGCTGCCGATACTGCGTCCATAATCTCGGGGGATAGCGTGAGCCACTTAGTCAGGCGACGGAACACCGTCTTCTTAGCCATCTCGCCGTAACTGGATACCCAAGGGCCGGACTTGCCTGCCCGGGATTTGTCACGGATCTCATCGATCTCCGCCTTGGACATGATCTCTGACTGGATCGACCCATCCTTGAGGGTAACCTGTGAGTAGGCAGCGATGATATCCCCACGATCCCCAGTGAGATCGTAGGTGTGCTCAGTCACCTCGCCCATGTTGTGGGTGAATGTATCGTTCTGGCGAACAACGTCAGCGTGGATCTTGACTACGTCCCCGGAGCGACGGACGAGTTCCACCAGACCCTTGTAATCGATGATAAGAGTCGCCTCTTTTCCGTAGGGCAGGATGTGCGCACGCCTTCCATCCGGCTCGATTCCCATTGCTGATAGATCGAGTAGGCACTTGAAGAAGGACTCCTGAGTGCATTGTTGCAGCTTAGGAGTGCGGGTGATTGCCGTGATGGCAACCCTAGCAAATCTCTCGGGTGAGAGATGGGCAGGCAAGGCAGCAGCAAACTGCGCCTTCATCGCTTCGCTGGAGATGATACTCTTCAGCGAGGCGGGTTGGTTCTGTATCTCGTTCATATTTCTTGTTGGTTAGAATTTCCTGATGATGAATATCAGCCCTGCCAGCAGCATGATTTGAGATGCTAGCAGCGCCGGGCACTCGAGCAGTAGATTAATCATGGCTCGGGAGATTGTGGGCCCACGGGGAGGTGGTTGATGTAGCGAGGGTGTGATCCTCGTGCACGGCTGAGTTGAATGCAGCCAGTGCCTTGTAAAGCATGCGTGATCGGTACTCGTGCGCGTCTTGGTCATCTGCTTCGAGATCCGGGCCAATGCCCATCTCCTCTTCCGTGTCTAGCATGTCCTGAGCTGCCTGAGCAAGATTTCTGACTATGTCTTTATGGATTTTCATGTGTCTACTTCTCTATTTTGATTTCAGATGTCGATATTTTGATTTCCCCGGCTTCTAATTGTGGAATCGCCCATCCCAGAATGGCTGCCGTAGCATCTTTGAGAGTCGTTCCTGCTTCGGTGGCCAGTGCGGTCACCCTGTCTTTCATGGCTGGAGTCACCTCCAGAACTGCCTTGTTTGTCATAACGACGAGAAACTACTCGATAGTTCTCATGATGGCAACAAAAAGTTTCCCGGAGCGAAACTATTTTGGAGCGGTGAGTAAAATCCTTGGCACTTGACTAACTCGAGGGCTTTCTCATTGATGGGAATCCACCTCGTGCTAAAATTTCCAATGTCAATGAGATGAGAAAAATTAAATCAGTCATGATCGCTGGCCATCGGATCAAGATCACCAATTCCGATCTCGACGATTGTCACGGCCAGTATTCTCACGACAAAAGAACCATCGAGCTAGACCGCAAGCTTCCAGACAAGGAATACCTCCCAACCCTACGACACGAAATGCTTCATGCCTCCTTCCACCTCGCGGGTATCTCGTTTCTCGAAAGCTTTCAGGAAGAAGCCTGCGTCCGGTGCGTAGACGAGATTTTCTTCCCCGCGTACGATAGGATGATCAAAGAACTGAAACAAGACCAATGACGAACAAGAGAGGGCTCCCGGAGGGCATATATGAACAAGATGGATTTTATTTCGCGAAAATCTTCCGCAAAGTAACACCCGATCGACAAGGCAAAGACATTCATGGCCCTTATCGCAATACAATCGCCCAAGCAGTGGAGGATTGGAAAGAGATGATCGAGGAGAGGGGAGGCCCACTGCCTACAGATCACGTTATGTCCAAGTCTCGAACAGTTAGACTCGCTCGCCGGGCAGCTAAAAAGTTCATGACCAGCAAGAAGTTTAGGGAAATAACCGCAGAGGAAACAATATTATGAATGATCGTCAGAGGAAATTCGCAGAGCTAGTAGTCCAAGGAAAGCCTGCTAGCCGGGCTTATCAAGAAGCAGGCTACTCATCTAGGGCTAATTCTGCAGAGGCAGGCGCTTCAAAATTGATAAGGAACCCCAAGGTTTCAGAATACATCGAAAAGTTGCGAGGAGAGGTGAAGGAAGCGTCCAAATTTACTCGCGAGGCCAAGCTGGAGGGTATCTATGAGATTTACCAGAACACTAAATTGGACGATCCCCGGGTCGCGCTCGCTGCTATTGCCGAGGAAAACAAGATGACAGGTGACCACGCTGCCGAGAAGCTGCAGGTGGAAGCCGAGGTCGTTGTTCGTATCGGAGAATGAAGGTAACCATCGAACTAAAACCCCGGCCTGCATTCAGAGATTTCCTTCACAGCGATAAGAGATGGGCCTGCATCGTCGCTCATCGTCGTGCCGGGAAAACATTTGCCGTCCTCCAGAAACTCATCAAGATAGCTTTCGAGTACAAGAGATCCGGCCCTCCTCCCCGGTTCGCTGTCATCTCTCCAACCCGGGAGCAAACTAAGGATATCTGCTGGGCATACCTGAAGGAGTTCGTCTCTGCTGTCCCTCAAGTTGATATCAATGAGTCGGAACTCAAGATCACGCTACCGAACAAGACAACCATTCGACTCTACTCAGGAAACAACTTTGAGCGTTTAAGGGGTTTGTATCTGGATGGGGTCATTGTTGACGAGCCAGCGGACGTGCCTCCTGCTGCGTGGTCGCAGGTCATTCGTCCATGTCTTTCGGACTATCAGGGCTTCGCTTGGTTTATCGGAACACCCAAGGGTAAGGATGCCTTCTACAAAAGACATCAACAGGCTCAGGAGTCGCCAGAATGGTATAGCGCACTCATCCGGGCGAGTGAGTCTGGAATATTGCCTGCTGAGGAGCTTAAATCGATCCAAGATGACTACACCGTGTCGGATGCAGACTATCGACAGGAGTATGAGTGTGATTTCTCGATCGGTAGACCCGGGGCGATCTACGCTGCGGACATCAATCGCGCCGAGGATGAGGGACGCATCGGGCCATTCCCTATCGATGATTCAGCACTCGTGCATACGTGCTGGGATATCGGGGCTCCTGCAAATACCTGCGTGATCTACTGGTCTCGAGTTGGACTCACCTATCGCATTATCGATTGTGACATGGGCCTCGAACTCAAGACCGGGGAGAGGGTCGCTCATATGCTCGCGAAGGGATACAACTATGGCCACCATTTCCTGCCTCATGATGGCCAAAACAAGCACGCGGACAATATGTCGTTCGCGGACAAGCTATCAGAAGCAGGGCTCGCCAACGTCAGGACTCTCCCTCGAGGCCCACATGGAGCGGATGAGAAGCGGATCCGGGCGATGACTGATCTCTTCAGCCAGATCTGGTTCCACGATTCATTAGCTGGCGAGGGTGGACTCCTCGAGGCGCTCAGTGCCTACCATCGCAAGGAGGCTAGGCTAGGAGGGTATGTGGAGAATCAGATCGCTCACGACTGGGCCTCACACCCGGCTGATGCTTTCGGCTATATCTCGGAGGCGCTCCAGAATAAGATGATCCCGGAACTGCAAGCGGTGCAATCATACGGTCGAGGGAAGAAGCGGTCGATCGGTGTGGGCAATCTATAGCGTTGCAGGTCGTGGTCGCATCAATTATCAGCTAACAATCATGGGTGGAAGAACAGGAGAATTCATCAGAGATCAATCTAGGAAGATTTTCGAACGTAAGCGAGCAACCTACAATCAGGAACTCGCTCAATACAAGGATCGTCTGAAGTTCAGGAAGACCAGCACCCGGGAAGGTGGCCTGTCTGATAGCGAGATCGGAAAAGCTCCCACCATGACCTACTCCAAGGGGATCATGGGTGGCTTTGAGCATTCCCAGCACATGCAGAGCTTGGGGGTTAGCGGGGCGGATTATCTTAGGGAGAGACAGATTTTCAGAAAGAGCCAGCGGGGCTTCGGGAAACCTTATACTCCACCAGTATCATTTTCGGGATCCGCTCAGGGGCTCGGATAACAATCACAAATAACTACAAATTATGGGATCAAAACCTAAGCCACCAAAGGCAGCGCCAGTATCAGCGCCTGCTATGCAATCGTCTCTCGACATCAAGAGGACTCAGGAGCGTGAACGCAAATTACTACGTCGGCGCTTCGGATTCAGCAGAACTCGTCGAGCATCACAAGATCGTCCCACACTAGGCTAATAGATGACCGGGAAGGAAACAGTCGAGAGGTTTAGCCAACTCGAATCTCTGCGTTTGCCCCACGAGTATCTGTGGCAGGAGACGGCGTGGCTCATGAACTCGCGCAGCTACAAAGGTCGAGGTAATGTTAATGGATACGTTCCCCACAACGAGATCTATGACACCACGCTCAGAACCAAATCCCGCATGCAGGCGAATGGCATCACATCGATGCTGTATCCTCGCGACCGGGACTGGCTAGTAATGCGCCCGGCTTGGGATGACAGGAAGAATCTGAGTTTAGAAAAGATTTACCGGGAAGCAGGAGATGCTGTGATGCACTACCTGAGATCTTCCAATTTCCACACAGTCAATCACAGAGCCATATTCGATCGCTCTCAACTAGGAACGGGGACTATGCGGATGAAGTGGGAATTCGACGATCAGGGCGAGGAAGTCATGAACTTCTGCCGATTCGACCCCTTGAGCTACGTCATCGATCACGATCACGCTGAGAAGGTTGATACCTTTGGAGCGTGCTACAAGTGGCCTGCCTACCGGGCAGCGGAGATGTGGGGCAAGGATAACCTTTCGACCCCGCTACAGAGAGAGTGTGAGGATACCAAACGGAGGAGCACTACTCATGATTTCCTCGTGGTCATTGAGAAGCAGCCAAAATGGAAAATCAAGAAAGATGCTGGCAACAAAGGCATGGCATACTCCGTCAAGGTGGTGGAGCGTGACAGCAAGCATGTGATTGTAGACTCTGGTAACGATCACTTCGAGATTGTATCCAGTCGGTATGAGGTCGATGGTAGTCCTTGGGGATACTGTCCGGCTCACGAGATACTCCCGGATGCATACAAGGCTAACTATTGTGGCAAATTTATGATGGTCATGGGGGAGAGGGCTGCTGTTCCTCCAGTCATGGCTCCGTCATACATGAAAGAGGAAGGTGTGGGTCTTGGTGCTGCTGAGGTCAATTACTACGCTGAGACATCTGCTGCCGGGAAGAACCCGGTCTACGAGCTATCGGGTGGTGGCAACTATCAGGTCGGCATGGACATCTGGCGCAAGCTGCAAGACTCCATCGATGAGGCTTATCACGGGCATCTGTTCAATATGTTCTCTCGATCAGAGCGGGATATGACAGCCACAGAGGCTAATATGCGCCGGGAGGAACTCAATGCTCAGGCTAACCCAACCCTCACAGCACTGGAGCAGGATCACACTAAGCCTATCGTTGGATGGGCATTCAACTCTCTAGTAGAGCGTGGAGTGATCGAGCTACCTGATGAGGCTTACAATGAAATCACTGGAAAACCCCGGATGCCTCAATTCGCCTTCGACAATACTTTCACCAGCAACTACAAACGATCCAAGGCCGTAGAGGCTATGGGTATGCTGGACGCGATCGTTAATATCTCAGCAGCAGATGGTCGAGCCAACGTGCATGACATCAAGAAGATCCAGACACGCATCTGGCGTGATCTCGGTCAGGACGAGGACGATCTACTGAGCGAGGACGAGTATCAGGAACAGCAGGAAGCTCAACAGCAGGCAGCACAGCAGGCTCAGATGGCAGAGATGGCTCAGACCGCTGGTGGAGTGATGAAGGATCTCTCTTCCGTTGATAATCCTGAGTCGATGATGGACGCAGTCTCATGATAAGCCCGAACGCAATTACTTACAATCTCGACGCTGTAAAGCGAGCCAAGATTCAACAGATACTTCTGTCGGAAGGCGGGGGTATCCTCATTGATGCTATCATCGATGATGTAGTCACCAATCCAGACCTCCCATCCGAGGAACGTGCTGGAGCGGGACGCATACTCGCTCTCATGCGGTCTATCCGCAACGATACCGGGATTGAGACTCCCAAAAACTAAACCAACAAAGTAAAATGGAATACAGAAAAGAAGGCGCGGAGATCATTCGCGTGAAGGACGATAAGATTGTCGCTACCATTCAGGACGGCAAGGTGACACCAACAGCCCCAGTCTACTACAAGCAGATCGATGTGCTCAATGCGGTCGCAGCCGGGGAAGATACTCCTGCTGTCGAGGAAGCTCCTGCATCTCCCGGGGAAGATCCCTTGGACGCAGCTCTACTCAAGATCGAACATCTCACCGAGGACAATGCTGGGCTCCGGGAGCAGATCGCTCACCTCAAGCGTGCGGTCGAGAAGCTAGCTACTGGAACTCAGGTCGCTCACTTGATCCCTAATCCTGAGACCGATCTCATGAAAGCGGTAGATTGGGATGCCGTGCCCGAGGCGGATCCTATGCTTGGCAATAGGACACCCGAGCGGAAAGCGTATCTACTAGAAAATCACAGGGAACTCGCAACCCTCTGGAAACTCAACCAATAACGAACCAATAAAACTATGTCTGAAGAAGCAACATCATCAGCCACGGAGGCAGGATCACCAGTCTCTAGTGGAGCCACGGAGAACTGGGAAGGCTCTCCAATCGCTCAAGTCTATCACCCAGACGGGACTCTCCGCGCTAATGCAGGGGATTCTCTCCGGGAGTTGGGGCACGAGGATCTCGCAGGATTTGCCACGCGCAATGATCAATCATTTTTTGACGCTCTAAAGAATGGGAAGGAGGCCCGGGCTGGTCTCTCCCAACGTCAGGAGTCAATCGATAATACCGTAGTGAAGCCCGGGGAGGGTGCAACTCCCGAGGATCTCGCTGCATATCGTGAGGGACTGGGGGCTCTGCCTTCCGCTGATGCTTACAAGGAGGCTCTAATCCCCAAGGATCTCCCGGAAGGTGTGGAGATTGACGAGGGTTTAGCTTCTCTAGTGTCAGAATGGGCGACCAAGCATCCAGTCAACACTCCCGAAGCCATGCAGGAACTCTTTAAATCGCACTCTGAACTCATGGATGGAATGATCGAGTCTAACCAGCAGAGCGCCGAGCATGAATTCAATAAACAACGTGAGGAGACACACAAGCTCCTCACTGCTGAATTAGGTGGAGAAGAAGTCAAATCCAAATTCGATGAGGATCTCGGCAAGTTCCTTATGTCTGAGCAAGGGCGAAACATGGGGTTTGAATATGAGGTCTCAGAGAATGGCGAGATCGTTACATCAAACCATCTTCATGCAGCCATGATGAATGATCCAGCCTTCCTTCGGGTCATGAGGCAGGCAGTAGCCTTGAACAATCCGCAATCTCTCCCGGGTGGTCGTGTAGCCCCTACGGATATTAAGGGTATGCAGGAGCGCAAGCGCGAACTAATCATGTCGAGTTCGGGCGGATGGAAGAGTGAATCAGACCATCAAGAATATAAATCTATCTCAGACCAGCTACGCGCATACGGTCAATAAGTCTTGTTGGTTGGGAGGAGTCGTTCACCTCCCTTGTCATAGTGCAAGCCCTCGTGTCATTCGTGATGCGGGGGCTTGTTTTTAAAAATGATCAACATAGGGTTTACTTTCTTCAATCGGTGCGGATGACTTAAATGGTAGTCAATCTGTGATCTCTACCGTAATAGTCAACGTGTTCGGCCACCTGTTCATGATGAAGCCCAGATTTAATATCTGCCACCTTCGAGAGATGCAGCCCCGGAAGACAGAGGAGACAGATCCTCAACTCAATCGTGAGCGTCTTTCGCTCCATCTTTAAAACTAAACTTACTACAAACAATGGCTAATAACCTTGCACTCCCACCAGTGGAGTCCTACCGTCCAGAATTCGAGGATCGTTACGATGTCGAATTTCAACAAGTTCGCAGCAGATCCATCGGACTCTGCGACCAAGTCGCCGTCACTGGCGAGTATCGTGAATTCCCTCTTGCTAACAAGACGGAATCAATCAGCGCAATCACCGACGTATACGGTGAGACCTCACCAGACGTTCCCACATTCGGGAAGCGTCGTGTGACTACCTCGCCTTACAAGTCGCCCCTTATCTTCGACCGGGTCACCGAGAAGAAGTTTGGCACTGGTGAGAGTCAGATCCCCGTCTCTATTGCTAACCAGAAGGCCGAAGCTGCTCGCCACATGGACAAGATCATTGTCGGTGAAGCGGGTAAGAATGGTGGTCTCCTTGGTAACGCTATCGAGGTTGCTGCTAATGGCGTTGTAAGCTACCCTGCTTTCGACTCCACCTACACCGTTCCTGTAAATTATGACTTCGCAAACGGAGCAGCGGGTGCTGATAAGGGCATGTCTTACGACAAGCTCATGAAGCTCCGCACCGAACTCTCCAAGATCGATGTCCACTCTCAAGACGGCAGCACTAACAATCCTTCTCCTTTCGGGCTTATCCTGAGCAGCGAGCAAGTTCTTCAACTCCTTCAGGACGAGAAGATCCGCAATCGCGATCAGGCTTCTGCACAGTTGGAGCAAGTAGCTTCGGGAATCCTCACTGATGTTATGGGCTTTACCATGTCCATCGATGATAAGAACCTCCCCGTCTCTGGTGGCGTTCGCACTTGCGTCGCCTTCCACAAGGGTTCGGTGAAGTTTGGATACAATGAAATGCCTGTCCACGAATTGGATCGCCTTCCTACCAAGAACCACAGCATCCAGTCTGTGTTTTATTGGGACTGGGGCTTCAATCGAATCTGGGACAAAGGTGTTTGGAAAGTTCCTTGCATCGACTAATCCTTGCAGTGACTAATCGTTAATATTCTAAAAATTAAATAGAAAACAATACAATGCCTGTAACAAAATCAAATCTGCAAGCTGACTACGCGAACAATGGGAATCCTGCTGACGGCATCTCTGCCTCCGGGAGCCTTTGCTACCTCAACGACACCATCACTTTTGTTGGTGACGAGAGCGCAAACGATGAGATCACTCTCCTCGACAACCTCCCCAAGGGGGCACTCGTTGATCCCGCTAAGAGCGCGATCATCGGAGCTGCTGCTTCTGGCGTATCTCTTCACATCGGTAGTTCTACTGATGACGAAGGGTATGGATCTAGCGTGAGCATCGCTTCCGCCGGAACTCGTCCATTCGACGCTAATGGGGTCGCACTCATTCCTGTTGATGCTTCTGGTGGCCTTAGAGCCACTGTCGCAGCCGGATCTCCCGGAGCTGGTTCTCAGCGTGTAAGCATCGCTTATTACGTTCGATAAAATCATTCCTCGTTGGAATCTCAAAGGGGAGCGGAGGTGAATGCTTCCGTTCCCCTTTTCACTTTAATAGATCATGCAGACTAGAACACAAATCGCAAACAACGCTCTCTCCTACCTGTCAGCAGGATCAATCGTCAACCTAAACGACGATGATGCAAAGGCTAAAGCTATTAAAGGGATCTTTGATCAAGCCTCCCGGGAGGTGATCAGAACTCACCGATGGTCGTGCTGTATCGGAAGAGCGGAACTTAGCAAGCTATCCCGGGAGACTCTCCAGAGTGGAAACTTCGGTTACGCTAACGCCTATCAACTGCCAACCGACTGTATTCGTATCCTCGACATTAACGGGGAGCCGTGGAGCGAGAAGGCAGAATTCTTCGATCTAAATGGTCGCCAATTACTTTCAGACTTATCTGAGATCTTCCTCCGCTATGTGAAGTGGGAAGATGATGTATCTCAATGGGATCCCTTACTAGCCGATGCTGTCTCGGTTAAGATCGCCATGAAGGTCGCCAGACAGATAACAACTGACGGAATCTCTGCTGAGGATCTGGAGAGGATCTACCGTCGCAGACTAGAGGAAGCCCGAACCGTCGATGCGATGGAAGTGGGAAGCGGAGAGAATAGCCCCCTTAGTCGGATGCTAGAAAGATCTCCCCTCGTGCGTTCCGGGTGGGATAGTATGCAGAATAGATTTAGAAGAGGCCAGTATTTAAGCCTAAATACTAGCACAGCACAACCAGCACCAAACGGTATTGAAAATTGGACTCAAGGCGTAGACGAATGGTAATATCACATGAAGATTAACAAAGTTCTAACTCTCCCTCCCGTGCTCGAGGAGGATGCAATTTATTTCGTTAAGAATGGCTCTAAGGCTGATCTCTACATTGTCTCAAATGAGGGCGATGCTGTCCCGGTTAGGGATGTCGGATTTGAGGATATCGTTACAGACGGGTCGATAACTGCCGATAAGTTAGACACCTTCTCTGTCGAGGAAGGTAAGATCAAAAACCTTAACGTCACATCAAACAAGCTTGCAAACACGCTCGACCTAAGCAGTAAGACGGTTACCCTTCCAGACGATTCGGTTACCGAAAACAAGATTTTAGACTCCAATGTAACTTTTCCCAAGCTTGGCGATGTCATCAACGACAATACAATGGCTACAGCGGGAGCTGCTAATGTGGCTACATCATCTAGTATTAAGGCTTACGTAGACAGCAATAGACCAGCTAATATCGTTCAGGGTTTTAAGACTGATCTTTTTACGCATCTCAACCCGCAAAATGCATGGTATGACATTCCTGATCTTAGTGTTCAAATTACACCTAAATTTTCAAATTCTAAAATACTGATTTCTTCAAGCGTATCCTCCAGCACTAATAATTCAGCCTACGGTTGTGTGTTTAGGTATGTAAGGGACAACACTCCTATTGCGCTAGGAGACCAAAGAGGCAATAGAACTAGCTGCACTTTCGCGGGAGGTTACTCTGGTGGCCGTGCCCTCCAAACTTCTGGTATGGATTATCTCGATAACTCATCCCTGACTGCTGGTGTCGCAGTCACCTATAAAATTCAGGTGACATGTGAAACCTCGGTGGATATTTATATTAACAGGACATACACTAACGGTGATTCCAACGATGCTCTGAGTGGGGTATCAACGCTAACCGTAACCGAAGTCTACCAATAATGCGTCATGGGTTCCAAACATTAGTGATATGAGTTCCAATCACAATCACGTCCGTGATGGAGACTCAACTCGTGGATTATATCGTTGCTAACTTCATTTATTAATCTCTCGAACTATGCCCAAAGTATCACAAATCACATTCAACGGTGGAGAACTTACCGAATTCATGGATCCCCGGGTGGACACCGGGAAGTATTCCAAGGGTTGCCGGACTCTGGAGAACTTCAACCCGATGCCATTCGGCACAATCCTGAGCACCCCGGGAACTGAGCACATCACCACAACCAAGCATGCAGACAAAAAAGCCAGACTCATTCCCTTTAGTTTCGCGAAAGACTCGGATCTCATGGAGATTGAAGTGGGTGAGAAATACTTTCGCTTTTTCCTCAATCAATCGCCGGTCATTCCGCCAACTCCTTCGGTCTGGGTCTCGACAACGGCTTACGAGGTGGATGAATATGTGACTGAGGGAGGAGAGTCCTATCGATGTCTTGAGGCTCACACTGCCGGGACTTTCTCTGTGGATCTTGCTGCAGACAAGTGGGAGGTCTCCACGGTATTAGAGATTTCTTCCCCTTATCTTGAGGCTGATCTCTTCGATCTCCAGTTTGAGCAGATCAACGACATCGTAATGATCGTCCATCCTGACTACGAGGAGAGGACACTCATCCGGGAGGCCAATAACAACTGGGTGCTCTCTACGGTGAACTATGCTGTATCACCAAACTATCCAGCGATGGCTCCATTCAATATCACGGACACCGAACTGGAATTGATTGGATCCGTGGAGCAGCTAAACGACACACCGACTCTGACATCGACCACGGATCTATTCTCTGCTGAAAGCGTAGGGCAGCTCATGAGCATCTCTCACGACCGGGAGGAGGTTACTTTGAAGTTCAACTTCACATCTACATCGACCGGGTCAACATCTCCCACGTTCCTAACCTATGGCGATGTGGTATATGAGACGGGCGGGACTGGCAGGTTCGCCGTCGTGCTAGAGGAAACCAAGACACCAGCAGATTCAGGATCATGGAAGACCCGGCGCAAATTTGAGGTTAATGCTACCGAGCGCAATGAGCGCACGACCTTCTCAGTATCAGAGCCCATCTACATGAGAACCCGAGTGATCGCTCCTACTCTAATCACCGCCAGTGGAGCAGGCTACACGGTGATCGAGGTGGGTAGTGCTTCAGTGGCTGGCCTTCTGGAGATCACAGCATACACGAGTCCGACAGAAGTGACAGCTCGAGTGATCGAACCCTTCCTTCGGGGAGACGCTACCAAGGAGTGGAAGGAGCAGTATTTCAGTAAGAGCAGAGGATACGCCCGGGCTATTTGCTTCCACAAAGAGCGTAGATGCTTAGGTGGGGATGATGTCTGGCTATCTCAGCCGGGAAACTATTTCAACTATCGTCCTCGCAATGATGCAGACTCCGGCTTTATGGTTGGAGTAAATCGAAACGGTGCTCCCCATGTCCAATGGTTGGAGAGCCTTCGGGAGCTTCGAGTGGGAACTAACCTCGCTGAGGGCGTTATCATCCCGGAGAGCACGTCTGAATCGTTTGGATATAACAACTATGATCTACGCTGGGACACCAACCACGGATCCAACAGGCAGCGAGCTGAGGCCATTAACGGAACAGTCCTGTATCTGCAGCCAGAGGGACGCACTCTGAGGAATCAAGAGATCACAGGCATCGAGGATTACTACTCCTCCAATGCGGAGACTACGCTGGCCGATCACATCCTAGAGGGTGGAGTAACTCAAACTGCCTACCAGCGCCAGCGATACCCTACGTGGCACGGTGTTCGCTCTGACGGTCAACTGGCCAGCATGCTGTATGAGAAGAATCAAAACATTTTCGCGTGGTATCGTCGCAAGACGGAAGGAGAGATTGAGTCGATCTCGGTCAACCCCCGGGCAGACGAGGAGGATCAGGTCTGCTACATCGTCAAGCGGTCAGTAAATGGCTCCACGGTGCGTAATGTGGAATATGTAAAGTTCGGCCAGTATCGAGGACTGCAGAATGATGACACTTCTGAGATGTGGTTTGTCGATGACGGCATCAGAGTCGAGGGATCCGGGATGACTGAAGTTACCGGACTCGATCATCTCGAAGGTGAGAATGTGGCGATCCTTTGCGATGGAGCTAAGATTGGAGAGCGCACGGTTTCAGGAGGATCCGTTACTCTCGACTACCCCACGGATATTGCTATCATTGGGCGACCATATGAGTATACAGTAATCCCTATGTTCTTAGAAGGCCAAGGAACGATGGGCTCCACAAAGAAGATTACAAACGCTATTATTCGGCTCTGGAAATCAGGGACTTGCCGGATGCGGATTAATGATGGCGACTGGAGCACGTTATCGTTCCCAAATACAAACTTGGGCAATGCTCCCCTCCTGCAGACAGGAGACTCCGCCAAGGTGACAGTGAACGGAGATTGGAGCAGAAATACAGCTATTGAATTGAAGGGAAGGTCACCCCTCCCTCTTAACGTCCAAGCAATCACGCTGGAGTTTCAAATGTCAGGCAAATGATGGAGGTCGAGACATATACCTATGAGGATACAGATGAGTCGCACTACTTGTATCTTACGATCGCTAGCTGGTATGATGGTCGCTTCCCGGAACCCGAGTTACTTCCTAAGTTGGGGGTGCTGGTCAAGGAAGAGGATGAATACATCTGCTTTGTCTGCGGTGACATGAGCAATAACATACCGAGGGCATACATAGACTACATGATGACTAATCCCGATATCAGTAGCAAGAAGCGATACAAGGCGATGAAACTAGCGCAGGAGTTCCTTTGCGAGCGTTTGCGTGATCATGGATATAGTCTTCTCTACGGCATGACTCCACATCCCGGGGTCGCCTCCTTATCCCAGCGAATGGGATTTAGCGTCGATATGACACCCAATCTAGCAATATACAAACTACTTTAAATCATGGCAGCTCTACCTGTAATCTCACTTATTGGAACAATCGCTGGTGCGGGGATGTCGGTCTATGCTGCTCGCCAGCAGAGCAAGGATGCTCAGGCTGCTGCTGAGTTTAATGCGGAGCAGGCTCGTCGTGCAGCTAAGATTAAATCATTAGATGATCGAGAGAATGCCCTACGTCGGCAGGAAGTTAATCGTAAGCATCTCGGCGCTCGTCGTGCTCACCTTTTGGAGAAAGGAAATGGGATCATCGAGGGCGGAGACGCTGACTTTCTTGACGAAGAGGTTGGAAATCTGGAACTCAGTATCATGGATGATTCTGTTCGTGCTCAGAGAGCGCAAGCTGGATATGCTAATCAGGCTTTTCAGTATGACTTCCAAGCTAAACAGGCAAAGAAGGCTGGAAGGATCAATACAGCAGCAGCAGCCATCAAAGGATTCAACTCCATTACAAGCAAAATGCAAAACATGGGATTCGGCGGAGGCCCGGATGTCTCTGGAGCCCCAAAAGCTGAAGTAGTCTCTGAATATTAATAACTCAAGAACATGGCACAACCAATTGGAAAAGGAAAAGCTGGTGGACAGATCCCACAGCAGAGGGCGGGAGATCTCTCCGCAACTACTCGCGCTCTCAGTAATCTCGGAGAAGCGATTGCTCAGACCGGGCAGCTTGCAGAGCGGATGCAGGAAGAGAAGGAGCGTCAGCAGTTGGGGCAGGCAGAGCTTCAATTCGCTCAGGCGGAAGGTGCGCTGCAGGCTAAGTTAGCGAGAACTCCCGATCCCGGCAAACACGAACAGATCGCTCGCCAGCACTTTGAGGAGGCGAAAGCCAAGATTCTAAACAATGATGCCTATACAAATAAATTTCGAAACGATCTTTCAGATCGGCTCAATATGGCAGGCGCAACTCGCTTAAATAAGATTCAGACAAACGCAGCCCTCCAGCAAGTTCGCAATGGTCGCCAGATCAACAACGAGCGCATCAAGAATCGCCTTGCTGATAACGATTTCTCTGGAGCTGCCGAGCTTATCAATGGGAGTATTGGGGTTTACCTCACACCAGAGATGGGGCAGGTGCAACTAGAGGAGGTGGGTATGCGTCAAGAAGATCATGCTAAGAAGCAGATCAAGGAAGACGCTCTCAACGAGATCGCCGGGGATCCTATGGGTTGGGCAAAGCGTAATGCAGAACCGTGGGAAGGAGACATGGCTGGCGATTGGGTTACTCTCCAAAGTCACGCCAAGACAGTGCGTCGCAACAAAGGTTACGAGGAGACTGATAACGTCCTCGATTTGATTTACAGTGATCAGCTCACCGATCCCGATAAGATTGAGCAGATGACTCCCCATCTTCGGCCCAAGGCCCGAGAGGGTCTTAGAACTGAATATGAGAAGAGGCAGGAGTATTTAGCTGAAGGTATCCACGCTAGCAGTGTTGATCAGGACACTCTCATAGGTAAGGTGGGGGAGCTTCTTTCGGTGTATGAGGCTGATGGTGTCGAGGATTACGATCACGTTTATGCTCATATTGATAGCCTTGTCCGGGATATCAAGGATCCTTCCGTGAAGGCTGAGTATGGTCGGATGCTGAAAGCTAAAAGGGCTGGACAATGGGCTGAGTCCAAGGAGAAGAAGGATCTCGCCATCAAGTCTTTCAATGATGCGATCGAGACGAGTGAGATACTCCTGCCCGAACCACCCGCTGAGGAAGAGCAGTCTTTAGGCTCTTATCTGGATGATGAGTTTCTTTCTGATCAGGATCGCCTGAGAGCCTTTGGCTTTAACGAGGATGATGCGGAGGAAATCGCAAAGGCTTCCGAGGCGTGGTATGGAGAAGGAGAGACAACCGGGGCCGATCCCGTGAAGCTTTTGAAACGACTTTGGAGTAATTCCGTGAAGGCTGATGATGACTTCGATAAGAAGCGACCGGGCGAGCGAGCGATCTTTAACGCGATCCGGCACTATAAGTCAGATGCCTATACTATCACCGATGAAGTCGCAGCCGGGAGGGCCGAGGAGGCTGAGAGAAGGCGCGAGGTGGAGAACACTAAGCGCAAAGGAATTTTGCGTAAGGAATACATTAAGTTTCTCGACGAGAATCCAGACGCTACCCCGCAGGAGATTCAACAAAAGGCTCACGACTTGGGTGTGAATTTCACGGTGGATAGTATCAAATCGAAGTTCATGCAACAGCAGGAGGATCGAAATGCCTCCTCTCTTGGGACTGGAGACATTTTCCGGGTAGCCAGTAGCTACCTCAATGTTCGCGAGATCGAAGGCGCTAAGAATCAGCCCACGATCATGAAATGGCTCAAAAGAATCGATCCCAAAGTGGTCTCAGACCAGACTGCTTGGTGTTCGGCGTTTGCTGCTGCGGTCGTAGATGAAGCCGGGTTTGAGGGTAGCGAGTCGCTCCTCGCTAAATCTTGGGAGAATGTGGGCGATCCTATTAACCTCTCGAAAGCCCAGAAGGGAGATGTCGTAGTATTTTGGCGAGGAGAAGAGTCAACATGGAAAGGTCACGTTGGATTTTATCAAGGACTCGATAGCAAGGGAGATATTCGCGTCCTTGGAGGAAACCAAGGAAATAGAGTCACCGTGAGCACATACCCGAAGAATCGTCTTCTTTCCGTTCGTAGACTAAGGCCAAAATCAATTACTCAATAAAACTATGGCAACAACGATCACTTCTAGCGAAGGATATAGCAGCAGCAGCCCTACCGATAACATTCCGGCATTCACGCCTGAGTCGTATGCGGAGACTCAATCTTTCGAGAAGGATCTTCTCCGGCCATCGATCGAGGCAGAGAAGAAGTATCAAGAGGAGGGTCTCAAGATTCGCCGGGAGAACTACGTCGCTGTAAAGAAGCATGCTCAGAATTTTGACGATTTCGAACCCGATGCTACATCAGAGGTAAGGAGTCGCGCACTGGTGTCTGGGTATCTCGATACTCAGTTTAAGCCCAATGATCGCCCCTCGAACGATCACGACATCCTGAGAGACTCGGTCGCAAAGTATAAATTTGGAGGAGAGGGAGTGGGAAGCGATGAAGCATTCCTTGAGGCAATGCGTAAGAGCTACAAGGCTGAGGATGATGAGCAGGCATTCTGGGATGATCTCGATCGTAAGGCTACACTCTCTGCTCTCATGGGTGGAGGAGAGGCGCTGGCGGAATTCAAGACATCGATGCTCGATCATCCAATAGCCAAGTCGCAACGCTTGGAGATCAATGAACGCTGGCAGAAAAACCACGACGCTCTCGAAGAGAAGTATGGCGCGGGAATACTATCCGATCTCCAGAGAACCTTTAAGGAGATGGGCACGGAGGATCAATGGCTCGCTCTTGCGTGGAGAAGGACAAAGGATTACTCGGATGAAGAGAAGAATTTCTTCATCTCTAGCTTGCGCGATCTCGCAACGGAATATCCTAGTCAGGCAGGCAGCACCTTCCTCGGCAACTTTGGAAAGAGCACGAGGCGCGGAGTCATGGGCGCTCTTGATAAGGGAACATATGCAGCAGATGAGTTCTTTCGGAATGCTCTTGGTGTTGGGCCACATAACGTCTTCGTCGCTCCGTTCGCGGAG